ACCACCTCTTTTATATTGAAACTGAGGGCCTTCAAACCCCGTCATCCCAACAAAGACTTCCTCGTTTTGCTGTGGAATCGGGGGTTTTGGGAATGCTGGGAATTGATACCCAACTGAAGTGTAGAATGGTGTGGTTCTGTCCTTAACTTGCTCACACATTTGTTCTATAGAATCAGATTGCCACAAGTCGAATAGTAGCGTGTTGTGATAGCCACTTGGTTTGGTAGCATAGTTAATTGCAGATCCACATACTCTGTGCAGGATGAATATGTAGAGCCATTCTGGTAGGCCAAAGACTTCTTGTTTACCGGTCCAATTGGTAGCGACTTCCTTGCGCTGATCCGTATAGAGTCCGGCCTGCATTCTTGACCAGTAGGGGTGTGCGTCAGTCCAACCATAAAAAGCATCATTTACGATTTGACTAAATCCAGCATACTTCCTTTCTACCACATCATACAGCTCGATATGTTCCATCAGCGGATCGTCCATCTTGGACTCGGCATGTGGAATGTGGCCTAGGTTACTCTTTTTCTGCTGGTCTAAGGCTAACTCATAATACCTGATAAACTCATCATAGTATTTAGTAGTCTTAATTTTACACGTGTTACTCATTCACTTCTTTGATTTCCCAGTTGAAAGCATCTCTGTTTCTTTGATACTGTTCCATGGACCAATCAATTCTATCGGATTCGATAATGATGGTATATGGAGCATCTACTCTCCCTCCGGTTTCTGTTAATGGTGTTATTAAAATGGTATATTTTTTCATATTTGTGTTCCAAGTAATTGTCTTTCGTTTAACTCTTTACTAATTTCATTTGCAGCACTTAATAAGTGCATTAATTGGTGTTTTAACAATGAGTCCGAAATATCCGGAGTACCAAATGCTTTTAATGATCCATGCGCAGTGTCTACGCTGAACTTAATGTCGTTAATTTTAGATTCTGTTAGTGCCATATTAAAATAGTGCTTGTGTTACTTTAGTTAATTTTGTGTTAGGTTCGTTCTTAACTAGATCCCAACGATAATATTCTCGTGCAATATGAACTGACTTAGGCTTTTCCATAACATCAAATGTTAACTCTCCAAAAGAGTTTATGTAAACATCAGGATGTCTCCAAGTTTTCCAGCCATTTCTATTACACATGTCTGTTACCAATTGATTAAACTGTTTTACCAGTTCAGTTCTTTCAGCCCAGCTACCAGCAAATGGAGCGTCTTTATAGTACCCTGTTTTTGGTAGTGGTCTAGATTCATTTTCAATTGGTAGTGCCTGAACAACTTCAATCTTATCAATTTCTAAATCGATTAATTGTTGTTCATACATAGCCATCATATCTTTTAGAGCTTTGCTAGGATTAGCTTGTCTCATAAGGTGATGTCTAATATCTATATTCCCTAGATAGATTCTAAGCTCTTCGATGTCTTGAGGTACATAAGAACGAATGCCTCTTCGTAATGTACCAAATAGGGTTAAGCCATCATGTCGATCAGTCATATACCCTGGAGTATATTGACTAAAAGAGTGAGAGTCTCCAAAGCAAAGCGACTTTGTCTTTTGGATTCGGTCTACTCTGGGAATACTAGCGCAGATTTCCTTAGCATCTTCTATACGAACCTCAAGGGTTTTAAAAAGATCTGAACCTGTCTTTAAACGTTTCTCAATTAGAGTACCTACACAAGGCATATCATGGTGTAGTGAATACATCCTAACACCTTTTGAAAATAATCTAATTACTTGATTGTATAAATCATCATTAGCACCTCCAAATATATTGAAGCTGCCCTTAAACTCCATACCGTGTTCAAGTAACATTATATCAAACTTGGACCAATCAGTCTCTATGTCTGTAATGACTTGTACATCAGCATATCCAGCTGCAGTTAGTTGGTTTGCAAGTTTAAAAGCCCAACCTGATTTATGTGATTGTGGCTTAGGACTTAATTTACCTACTAGAGCTGCAATACCTATCTTAGCATTTTTGTCTTTCTCTAAATCAGTAAAATATATTTGGCTATTGGTTGTCATCGATTCCAGCATCTGCATCAGTTAAATTAATAGGCTTTTCAGTATCGCCATAGCCATACTTCTTAATATAATTATCTAGGCCGCCAATATATGCGACTGCATCTAGAAGATTATCCTCTTTATAGTTGTAAGAGTGTCTGCTTAATTTAAGTGCAACAAGTGCTGCATACATGTCGGCTCCTGTGAATTCTTTGCCGGTCATACCTGAACAAACCATGGCAGCTCTTCGCATGCCTTCTTCGAAAGGACCGTATTGGCGTTCTTTCTCTTCTGATCTGTGGTTGATAATTTTATCTGCTTCGTTTAGTATGTTCATAAAACTGGATTTAATTAATCTTTATAGAGGAATAGCCTCGTTTGTTTCACTATAATTGATGGATAACTGGAACTAAATTCGAGATGACCAAGTACTCATACGGGAGTGCGTCAACAAAATAATGATTATCATCATAGTCAATTAATGACATATTAGTATGTCCAACGATTTGTACAATAGTATCGTTAAGAGGATTACGTCTTAGGGCTTGAGGTCTAATCCACATTGGACCTTCACCATCATAATTACCATACATTTCCATGCCACTGTGATTAAACGATCTCTTATCATAAGACCAAAGATCATTAATTTGTTCTGGGATATTACCACCTTCTGGGAAATTGGTGTCATACCACACTTTCGAAACGCCAGCATGTGTAAATAAAAACTTATCTACCTGATATGCTACTTGTAAATGTTCTTTAGTTTCTTTTAAGAGTTCACCAATTTCTGGTGCGTGCCATACATTATATCCACCATATCTTCCACCACAATCTGACATATAGTGAAAGTCATGATTACCGATCAGCATAGTTACTTTAACATCAGTAGATTCCTTCCATGCAATAATCTCTTTGTAATTATAGATTTGTTCTACATGTGGAATTGAGAATGAATCAAAGTAGTCTCCAATAAATACAAACTCTGTAGCATCAGGATTTAACTCGATAAGTTTCTTCCAACTATCGTGTCCGTGAATGTCTCCTATTACTACTATTTTGTTCATTTGAATTTCTTTTTAAAAATAATTAATTTTAATTGAATATAAAACTTAAGATCATAATACCATCTAAACTTTCTTCGCCTTTTTGCTTTTTTGAGCCAACTCTCATCTTTATAGGATATTCTTTCTATCCAACTTGTAACTGATTCGTCTTCTCTTCGAGCGTGGCGATGTTTAGTCATCTCTGTTCTTGTGTTTTTTTGTGCGTCTATACTTTTTCTTATTTCTAACTGGAGTAGGCATACGAAGAGCATCCAACCACTCTTGTAGTGTTAGATTTACTTCTTTTAATTTTTTGCCTTTATTTTCCATGATTGTCATTATTTTTTGGTCTAACTAAACAATTAACACAAATGTTAGTTAATAATAAACCACTTGGTATATTGTCTCCGCATATATTACACGTTTCGTGATACTCTTTACTTTCCATATTTATTTCTTTCCCATCCTCCAAGTGGCATTATTTCTTCACCTGTTCCCATTGGCGCTTTCTCATTTACCCATTCTTCTTTTCCAGTTGAGATTCCCATAATTTTAATATTATCATTACCTGAAATAAGTTTAGCTTTTTCAATAGCTTCGGCGTTATTTTCAGCCATCACGCAAATCGTAAAATCTTGGAACTTATTAAATGCTCGTTCTCTATGATCTTCGTCATAATAATGTAAATAATATATTACAGTTGGTTTTTTCATAAATCTATACTGTTCTTTGGTTTAGAGACATTTTTTATATGCTACTTTTTAAATTTGGTTTCATATTTGATTCTTTTTTTCAATTCAGCTTGACCTTCTGGTGAAAAGTTATATATTAACTCTCTGAGATCTTGTTCATTTAGAGTGTCCATATATACTGGATTGAATGGCATTTTTTGCTCTTTACAGATTTCTTCAAATTCTAAAAGTAAAGTAGCTTTGGTGTTTAAACCTTTTAAAAGTTCTTTTTCTCTAGGGGTAATGTATTTTTCGTTTTCTGACATGTTATATGAATTAATTTGATTGATTATTTTTTTTGGTATTACGATAATTAACAACTGCTTTTGCAAGGCGATCCATGCGTTCTTTAGGATCTTGAATCATCACACGTGCTGTGGTTTCGTAAATTTTACCATTGTAAGATGATTTGTAGTAACCTTTGCGCTGTGGATTTAATTGATAGATGGTTTCATGAAATTTACCACCATAATAAGACCTGGCAGCAGATGATAGTAACTTAGTTTTGTAACTTCTGCGAATATAACCACTTTCATAAGAAAGATAGTCACAATTTGTAATTGGGTCATGATAACATATTGTACCATTGTCAGCTTGTCGTTGTGAAGTTACTTCAACACATTTAAGAGATTGTAATTTGTTCATTTTTATTTGTTTTGATTAATACTCTACTAATATACCAAAAAATATTGACATAAAAAAATCTATGCTAATATTTTTTCACTTTTTTTAGCCTTAATGTGTTTACAATCTCCTCTAAAGAAATTCATTGCTGGACAATTACATCCCCAAACACCGTTTGTTTCAGTAACATCATAGAATTTTCCAGGCTTAGAAGACTCTACTTTCCATGATCTGTTTTCAGTTTTAGTTTTAGTGATCACTGACACAGGTTTTGGTTTTTCTATTTTAGTACTTTTGTCAAACTTAATCTGATCTCTAGTAGTTCCTTTAGGAACCGGGTGCCAACCTGGACATACATAAGTAGCATCAACTGTATTTACTATAGCAAATACGTCGCCATAACAATTATCGTAAGGGAATGTAAAAGTAGAAGTGTTTGACATAATTTGTGTTTGGTGAGGTATTAACCTCCATTAGTATACTACTAATATACCACAAATAAATGACATAAAAAAATCTGGGTGATTTATTTTTAAAAAAGTTTCAATTAAAATTTATCGGAGAATATATCTTCTATGTCTTCGTGAATTTCTTCAGCAGTTACATCTAATTCTAACATAATGTTTGCACGATATGTTAATTCTTTACTTCCGTTATTGAATACTAAAATAGTTGGAATAGATCTTACCTTGTATTTCTTTTTAAGATCTGGGTATTTTTCAATATCTACTCTGTAATATGTTCCATCTTCTATTGCTTCCCATTCTGAAAATGGCTCAACAAAAGAGGCTACAAATTCTACAATAACTATACCTGTATTAATAGACTTGCTAAATGTGTCAGAAGTTAAATACTTTGGTTCTCCCTCAGTTATTCCTGCATTAGTTGAATCTGCTATCGTAGACGATGCCATTAATCCAAATGCTAATAAAAATACAATTACTATCTTTTTCATAATTATCTAAATTGGAAGTTTAAGCCAGCTTTAGCAGTAAATACTTGTCTATCCCAATATTGTAGATAATTCATTTCTGCAAAAACACCTAACTTCTTTGTTATTTTCCATCCTGTCATTGCACCGATTGTAAAATCAGTCCATTGCGCATCTTCTCCTTCACTAATAAACTTACCATAAGAAAAGTCTTTGTTACCCATAACCTGTTGGTGATATGGCATAACTGAAGTGTAAATGTGTGCCCAGTTATTTCCATCTTGTGAATAATGATAAAAATCTAATCCAATTACTGGAGATATTGTACCAAGATCTTCAATTTGTATAAGTCTTTCTCTATTAAAGTCATTTACAATACCACCGAATACATTAGTTCTAAAATCTAAATCTGTATCTGAAACTCTCTCACCATTTTCATCATTCCAAAAGAAATCAAAGTTATCTAATTCTCCATCGTTATCATAATCGATACCATAATAGTTATCATTGTAACCATTGTCGTATGCTAATTGCCACCATGGATTATCATCTAAGTAATCTGCAATTGGTAAGTAACCATAAGGTCTATGTGTTCTAAATGCAGCACCGATAGAAAGGTTAAGTTTTTTACCTATTGGTTTTCTCCATCTAAGATCTACTGCCCTGTAATCCAAATCTGCAAGACCATCTTGCATTTGTTCTAGTTTAAAGATAAAGTTATCTCCTAAATATCTAAGAAATATATCTTCTCTTGTGTATTCATTACCAAACTGTCTTGCCCATTCCCATTGGAATTTATATTCCCAACCTTTAACAGCACCTATATTAGAACTTAATCCTGTTTGGATTTCTGTACCATCATAGAACGCATTAGGTTTATTCTCATAATCAAATCTTGCAACCTTTCTAATACCAAAACCATAAGAATAATTAGTTTCAGCATCTGGTGTAACATCAAATAGTTCTCCACCTTGATCTACGAAATAAGTTTTTTGTGTGCTAGTTTGTGGTTGTGCTTCTCCAGCAACTCCATAAATAGTAGAGTATTTAAAGAATTTCTTAACCTTCTTTGTAATCTGTGCGTCCGCAGTACTAAATGATACCAACGCGATAATAAGTAATAATAGTTTTTTCATGTTATCTGTTACGAAGATGTTTTTCAATTGCCTTTAAATCCTCTTTCATTTCTTCTACATCTTCTTGTGTATTTAATATTGTAGAACGTACTAACTCATCTTTGAGTTCATATTCAGTTCTAGAAATGTTAGGAGCTGGTAGAGTTTTAGCTGCTTCTATCTCATCTCTCATATCATCGAGTTGAGCTTGGAATGCGAACCAAAAACTTACCACTGTTGTGATTGCCACAGCTATTGCGATTAGTGTTTTTACACTAACTTTAATTCCGCTGTCTTCATTTAATTCTTTTGCCATTGTATAACAATGTATTTTTTATGCATAATGCTACAATGTATATATCTTGTAAAATACTTATTTGATCTAAATAAGACTTCTGAACTTCTCTGCTTCTATTTGATTGATCTTATCGGATATTGCAGATCCTTTTAAGCCAAACTTTTTCATGACATCTCCACCTTTGGTTGATGGTTTATATTTAAAGAACACTTTTAAAGTTTTAGTGTCGAGTTTATTAATTTTTGCAAATTCTAGAATAGTTTTGGTGTCTAATTTAGAAGATATTTGAATCTTCATATATTGTTTATGTAAATTAAATACATCATTTATATCAAACGTCATTAAACTCTTTAGGAATAATATTGAATCAATTTCACCGTTTGTAAACGATGCTTTATTTAATTCCTTCTGTATTGTATCATTATCATTATTACTAAATAGAATTGCAATCTGTACTATCCAATTGTTAGTGTTAATAAACTTTTCGTTAATTTGTAAAGATGGAAACATGATTGACCACAAATTAAATTCTGATACCATGTTTAAATAACTCTTTGCTGATTTTGCAGAAACAATAGATTTCTTAAATTCATCTCTAATTCTTTCAGAACTAATACCTTCTAAACTATTATCGATTAAAATAGCATCTGCAGTTTCTTTTTCTAATTTTGATCCTGTTCTACCTGCAAATCGCAACGCCCTTAATTTTCTAAGTGGATCTTCTGCAAATCTATCTGCGGCGACACCAACTGTTCTAATTTTTGAGTTTTTTATATCATCTAAACCTCCAACTAAATCTACAATCTCTTTTCTGCCCATATCATAAAATAGTGCATTAATTGTTAGATCTCTTCTTAATACATCTTTATCAATTGTAGAATATTCCACTGCATCTGGTCTTCTTCCCTTTCCAACATCTTCTCTAAATGTTGCAATCTCAACACCCGCTGGATCCGAAGGTACATTTACAATAACTACTCCAAATTGATGACCAACTTCTCCAGTAGTTGAGTAACCAGCGTTAGTAACAATATCTATAACTTCTGCAGGAAACGCATCAGTTGCCAAATCAAAATCCTTTGGCTTTTTACCTAGCAATGCATCTCTCACTGCACCACCCACAATAAACAATTCCTTGCCATTTTGTTTAAATAGTTTATGCAATTCTAAAATATCCTTTGGAACATTTAATTTAAGAGAATTGTTGGCTTCTAATAAAAGCTTAAAATTTTTAAATGATTCTACTAATCTCATGTATTATATATCAAATACTATAATTTATGTTTGAATTCCTTTAGATATAAACACTTTTCATATTCTTCTTGTTTCTCAAAATATGAAATCATTTCATCTAAATCATCTTCAGTTGGTGTTGCATCGGGTTCTATAAAAAATACTGGCATCATATCATCAGGAAATTCTTGACCTTCTTCAACAATTATAAAGGACAAATACACTAATAATTGTTCAAGTGTTGCACCTCCAGATAATAATTGATATGAATTTTCTATTGATTGTCCGTACATTCTTTACCAGTTTTTCTTATATTTATCGCCATCCACCCAAGAGAACAATCTTGTTTCTTCGACGTCATGTAATACTATTGTTTTATCAGTTACTTTATCATCGTAAAACCATTCATATCCAAATAATGCAACATCAGTGTCCATTGTTTTGATAATCTGATTATTAAATGTCTTACATCCATGTGCCCAATAAATATTATCTCCATAACATTCTAAACATTCATTAATAACTCTACTATTTGGTGCAGAACCATAAACTGTACAATCTATTAATGTGTTATTTTCTTGTGTAGGTTTCATACCTGCAAAGAATGTGTGTTGTGGTGAAAGGTGTGCTAAACATTCATCAAATGGTCTGATAGGTTTTGCATCTAAATCACAGTAAACTCCACCATAATCTCTAAGTATAAGTATTCTAACTCTATCTGCAATAAAAGCCCATTTATAAACTTCTGGCTCTGTTATATAATTTTGTAAAAACTTATCATTTTTATAGACATCATTAAAGACCATATCATGTGTCCATAATGTATATTCCCAATCAGGATGCATGGCTTGCATCTCTTCTCCAAATTTCACACACCATGCTGGTGGCTCTTTTTCTCCAATCCAAACTTGATGAATTTTCTTAGGTATTTTCATAAATTATAACTATTTTTTATATTTATTTTATCGTTTAAATCTATATTGTTTCACATATTTAAACAGATTGTAATTCACAGCACACTCTTCTCGTTCTGGGTGCCATTGAACTGCAAGGATTTTCTTTTCTTCGTCCTCTATTGCCTCAGGAATATAATATCCATCAAATGACATACATGTTATTTTAAAATTAGGTGCTATCTTTGAACACCATTGGTGATGTCTTGAATTAACTTCAAACATACCATCTTCTAGATCTTTTACGTAATGATATTGTGATTGTTTTCCACTATGATCAACATCTTCAGAGAAAACATCGCTTTGGTGAAATTCAACAACTCTTTCTAATAAATCTTCAACCTTTCCTCCAAAATAATAATTTAAAATTTGCATACCTTTACAAATTCCAATTATTGGCTGTTCACATTCTATGGCTAATTCTATCCAATGTAATTCTTTTTGATCTCTTTCTATATTTTTGCCAATATCTGCTCCTCCACATAAAAGTAGTGGTGCATCAAGATTTTTGTACCTAAGATCCAGAATGATTGGATCGAATCCTTCAGATTTAATCCAATTAATATACATTTCCTTTTCTTTTAGGCCTTTAGGTGGCGCTACAAATATCTTCAAAATATTAAATGTTTTTCAATACTCTAATAGTATCTATTCATTTTTTAAAAGTCTCTAGTAGTTTCATAAATAGCTTTAATTACAGGAAATCTTAGTGAATTAGTACCATTCATATTTGTTGTTTCTTCAAAGTATTGGATAGTAACTTGTTTCCCAACTATTTCATTTGGATTCTGAAAATAATGACGTCTTTGATCATGATTAAAACCACTTCCAACTTGAACAGGATTTCCTTTATGTTCTATAATAATATTCTTTAACATTAATTCAGAAACTTCTGCGCCATCAACAATAACTCTTTGAATGTCGTTTTCTACACCAACTACAATATATTCTTCATCGTGCATTTGTTTTACTTTAAGAACCTCATCAGATCTTTTACCTTTATATGCAGTGTTCTTACGTAACATAAGTCCTTCCCATCCACCTTCTTTTGACATATCCATCATTCTAGAGAATACTTCATCATCACAATCTAATTGCTCAAGAACTCCAATAAATTGATGTCCATCTTCAACAATATTATATAGATTATTAATACGCTCATTAAATGTAGTCAAACTAGTTTTATCTTGAAATTCTTTAAGAGTTAGAAAATCAAACATCCAATAATATGGATTTTCAATAGTGTGATCTTTACGTTTAATTTCTTTAATAATATTTTGGAAATCCTCATCTCCGTTTTCATCTAACATACAAATCTCTCCATCAAAAACCATATTGGAAAGATTCAATGCTCTCAACTCTGGTTTTAAATTATCAAGTGTTAAGAATTCTTTTCCTGATCTTGAGAAAAACTTAGGTTCTCCATCACCATCAATAATACAAATACATCGACATCCATCTAATTTACGACTAACTTGCCATCCATCATTCCAATCAACTTTCTTTTGAGTTTTTTCATCAAATGCTTTTGCTAATGCAACATCAAATGTTGGGATAAGATTAGGAATTGCCTTATTAATAGTAGATGCAGTTGATCTTGTCTTAAGATTACGATCCAGAATGTTCCAGATTAAATCCTCGAATAGTGGATTTTCTCTAACATATCGATTAACATTAGCAATTGCGTTGTGACCAGTGACTACTCTGTCATTCAGATCATTAAGTAAAAGAAAGAAATCACCATAAGTATTAGGATGACCTAACAAATCTGAATTCTTTTTACAGTTTGCTGAAGTTACACCATATTGAAGATATGTATTATATGTGTAGTACAGCGCATTTCTAACCGATTCATATTGACTATATTCTTTTAAGACATTTATTTTGTCTGTGTTTGAATTAGTTGAATTTGAAACTTCAACGAAATCATGTATTAATTGGAAATCTGTTCTCATAATTATATCATTTTTAAAAGATTACTAACTAGTAGAATCATGTATAATCCAAAGGCTACGGTTAATACAATATCTACGCTATCTATATTTTGTACAATTGATTTTATTTTTCTCATATTATAAATCGTTATTTAAGTGGCTTCTAAAACCCATAACAGGCGTGTGGCCAACAATTTTATTTTTACGTTGCTCAATCATATTTCTTGTCATGATCAAAGTTTCAACATCTTCTTCAGTTTTTACCCAATCTGTAAATAGGTAAGTCAGCAATCTTGATTTTAGCTTTTTCATATTATGCAAATTTAGCTCTTAATTCTTTAATCTCTTCTTTTGATTCAAATCCAATGATGTGAAATACTTCATTGCCTTCACCAAAATTAGGCTGTACAAAATTAGATATGATTAAATCATCCCAAATTTCGTTTAACCACCATGTTTCGATGCCATCGATATTTTTTAGAAGATCTTCTTTGATAGATTCTAAAGTAAAACCATAACCATATCCTGATGACATGATAATCTTACCTAGTGTTTTAGCTGTATCTAAATCGCTAAGCGCATTAATAGCAAATTCAATTTCTTTAATCATATGAGAAGAAACTTCTTGATTATATTTATACATCTCTCTTGACCAAGGTTTAGTGATCTCGATGCCGTGCTTGTAAATTTTTGGAATTTTTGACATGTTTTTTATTTTTAGCTTTTTAATTACAGTACTAATATACCACTTTTATTTTAACGGGGAAAGCTTTTTGCTGTTTATTTTTAAAAGTTACGAACAATTACGTTTATACCGCATTTTTCATAAACCGCTTCCCAACCTTCTTCTCTGTTTGATCTAAATCCACTCTTATTAAGTATGTTGTCCTCTTCGCGAGTAATCCAACAAACTCCAGTGTGGTTTGACATTGCTTCTTTTAATTCTTCTTGAGATTGACACTTAACAAATGTTTGATAAGTTTCGTGATTTGTTGTTGTGTGTTCCCATAACATAATAGTTTTACCATCCTCATCTCTACCCAACATTTTACGGTCAGTGTATATAAGATTAAATGGATCTTCTTCAATACCGTTCTCTTCAAAAAGTCTTATAATCTCTGTAGAAACATATTTAGGTGGTAAATCTGTCCACTTATAAATAGTACGCTTAAGAGCTTCTTTGATTTTCTTCTTTAAGAAATCATTTTTAGATGCTTGATAACTCTGAACAAAAGCCCACATAATTGGTAAGAACTGTTCGTTCCATTCTTGATGATCAACTGTGTTTGGTGCTTTTCTCATTATGATTTGTCTATTATATTTAAAGCTTCTTCGTAGCTTAAGTTAATTCCTCTTTCTTCTGCCATCATCATTTCTAATCTGGCTAAATGGTGTCTAAGATCTTGTGCTTTCATATTATCTTTCTAAAATTACAACTGAACCAAATTCATTATCAAATACCTGAATTAGATTTTCATAATCACCTGACATCATTTTTTCTTGGATCTCTTTAATATAAGAATCACTCATGCCGATTTGTTTTCCAAAATTCTTAGCAAGTGCTATTAAATTAAATGCATTTCCTTGTGGACCTGTTAAGTCGATAACGATTTCTGATTTAGGTTTTTTTGATCTGATCATTTTTTATTGGTTTTAGTGAGGTAGTAACCTCCATTAGTATACTACTAATATACCACAAATATTTGACATAAAAAAATCCGGAGCTAATTATTTTCAAATTAGTTTCCGGATTTATATTTTGCGGACAGAGAAGGAGTCGAACCTTCAATTAACCAATTCCCACGTTCTTAAGTTGCGTAGGTACCAGGCTCTATTTTTGTTTTAAACGGTATTCCCTATGATTGACCGACCTCAGCGAACTGAGTTCCCACATTGCCATAAATTTACTTTTTCACCTGGCGTCTGTCCGATGTAACTGTCATTAAGGGTGGTCGCGTTGCCATCAGGCCCTTAATGTTCGAGAGAGTGATCAAGCTCTCAGCCACAATTACAGTACTAATATACCAAAAATAATTGATATAAAAAAATCCTGGTGATTTATTTTCAAAAAAGTTTAAAATAATTATCCTAAAGTAATAGTATACTCGTCCGATGTTCCGCCTCCTACAAGTTCAATAACTTCTAAAGTTAAAATATTTGTACTAGCATCATTACTTACAACTCTTGCATGAATTCTATTATTATAGTCGATATAAACATGGCAAGTCTGTACAGCGGCATACGCTAGGCCTTCATCAAACTGTAATTCAAATTGAGAACCAACTGATAATGTATTCATATCTAAAATTCTATTAGCAGGTACACTGATAAATGAAGAGGACGTATCATATAATACATAATTTGATTCTGATATCTCTGCAATAACTTTAGTTAAATCGACATTAGCCGAAAATCCGCCTTTAGAAGCGGTTGCAATAGGACCTAAAAATAAACTCCATGAATAATTACCAACTGTTCCACTTCTTTCCCATATACTAAAACTATGTACATCAGTAGTATCATTAATAGAGTGTATTAAAGTTTTTGTTCCATCATAATTATGACAAAAATTACCTGAAATACGGTCAGATCCGAGCACAGAAGATGGGTCTAATGTAGAACTTAACCACCATACTCCAGCTTGAGAATATGCATTTGGATCAGTTTGTGGTCTTTTAATTTGAAATCTAATTGTTTGTGCATTAGTATCTACTATAGACACTATATTTCCATCTCCGGAAAAATCTCCTCGTTGATATACACCCTGTAACAATGGATCCCCATATGATGGTGTTCCGCTATCATTTCCAGTATATAACGTATTGAAATACACTATACTGTACATATTTTGGAATAATTCACCATCTGGGACATTAGGATAGTTATTTGCTTCATCTATAAGGTCGAAGTATATTCTTCTAGAAGAAATTGGGCCATCTTCGTAAAGAATTTTAAATTCACCAGCAGGATCCATATTGTGATATTTAGAAGTCATATGTAACTGGTATGTGTCTTTCCACATGTTATTAGCATTATCATAAATATATGTCATTGTATATTCATTATTATCGTTCGTGATATTGCCATTATCATCATATCTCCATCCTATTGAAATTCGTGTTCCATCTTGATTTATATCAACTGAAGAAGCAGATATAGGATATTCTCCTTGTAATTCTGGTCCTAAATTCAATGTTATTTGATTTCCTTTCATGGCCCAATCAGTTCCGTCCCAATAAAATACAGTAGGCGCTGAATTTCCATAAGGAACTTTATCTATATAAATAAAATGAGTTCCATCTGCAGAAAATCTTCTATTTGCATTATTAAAATCAAAGTAACTATTATACTGATCTGATATAGGAATGTTAGATCCTTCCTGTTGCCATGAATTATTTATAAGCCTAAAAACTTTGATCTCCCCGTTATCTAATACCAATACTCTGTCTAAAGTAGGACTAAGTGTGGCACCGGAGGCTCTAAACCCAATCGGGTTACTTCCGGACGTAGGTGTAACTTCCAATATTTGACTTGATGTTAGTGCACCTTCAGAAATTTTCGTAGAATTATAAGTATCAGTACTTCCGGTAACTGGATTTCCATTAAGAGTTAAAGCGCCGTTTACGATACTAAGAGGTTGCCCTCCCATATATAAAGTGTTTCCACTCATATAAATATCTCTAAACTTTTTATCCGGGCTTCCTAAATCATATGCTTCGTTTGTATCTGGAATTATATGACCATCTATTATTGGTTCCTGAGATGTTCCACGATCTCCAATTTTCATATCTAACCAACATCCACTAGGATTATTAGATATTCCTATATCTGTTGCTGTTTTCTGTACAGCAGTAAAATTATTAGATGGAGTTGCACCTTCTGAACAATAAGTTCCTGCAGGATCAATTCTCAATGCTCTTTCCCATTCTGACATTTCTAGCCAATCAGTCATACCTAAATCGCCACCATTTCCAAAGAAACCAACAGGAATTAAATTATAGAATTTTTTATCTTCAACTACATGCACCATCATACCAACTCTTCTTCTACCTGATGACCAAATGTCATCTGATAAAGTAAAGCCTGTATACGTAGAATTTCCATTTAAAAAAAGGGGTATGCTATTCCTTTCTCCGGCAGAAATCACTTCTTGATATCCTCCCTTTTGTGCTATAGAATGTATTATTCCATCACTTGAAGCTGATGCTGATAAAAAGTTTGCCCTTGATATTCCTTGTGGTTGTGCCATATTTATTATATAATATTATTTTTATTTATATATTTAAGAAATATCACTTGAATCAATCAAAGTGTAAGTAAAAGAGTTACCCCATTGCTCTCTAGCGATTTGGCAGATATCTAAAAATTCATGCCAATCATCATTATCAGCAATAACTTGACAACCTGCAGACCATTTATCTACTTGTGTTGATTTTCCACCTGCTCTACTCGTAGCTCTATGAATGTTAATTCCATAAATACCTTCATGAACATTTTCTTCTAGCAAATCATATTTGTCATCTCTATTATTGTCTCGATATACTTTAACTGGTTTTTGTTGCCCTAAAGCTAAATATTTACCAGCATGTAATCTTAATTTATGAGAACCTCTATATTGACCCGGTTTAAGT